AGGTTAAAGAGAGGTTCAGAATTTGATAAAGTAGGAAGAATGCAACCATCCTATATTGAAATTGAAGGTGATAAAATGTGGGTTGATGCATACAAGAAAATAGCATTCAACGGTAGAGGTGATATGGGTGATGTAATAAAGCATGTGAGAAAAGAAACAGGCAACGATAATGCTTAAACTAAAAGATTTATTAAAAGAATGGAACGATACTTCATTCAGAGATTTACCAAAAAGGTGGTCTAAACCTGTGATGAAAGGTAGAGAACCAGATGGTCTTACAGAATTTGAAAGAATAGGTGGAACTGATGTAGAGTTGGGAAAAGTTTATACGGATATTGACAGGCCACCTTTTAAAACTGAATCAACTATTGATGAAAAGATGAGTGATGAAAAAAGATCATTCTTAATGTTACGAATCTATGGTGATAGTTGGAAAGTCAATCTCGGAAAGGTCTTTTCGGGAATCAATAGAGGCAAACCCGCCTTAATAAAAAAAGGATTAAAAGAAATCAAAATTCTCAATAAAAAAATTGAGGAAATGATTGAAGAATTAATTTAATTTTCCACTTTTCTTTTACTATTTTTACTTTGTGATATTTATTAGTATGAGAAAACGTCATTGGAAAAATAGAAAAAATAGAAAGTGTCCTGATTGTAATAGAATCATCTATTATACTCGTAAAGACACTTTTGACCGTGCTGTAGGAAACAATGCTGTTTGTAAGTCGTGTGCCCAATCGGATAGAAAACTTACTATGGATACCATAGAAAAGATGAAGAAGCCGAAGAGTAGAGTGCACAAAAAAAATATTTCACAAGGAATGACTTTGTATTGGGAAGAAAGAAAACAACAAGAAGCATTAAAATATAAGGAATTTGAATGGCTCTCATTGGATTAAAACAATTAGATAGTATATTAACTGGTTCATTACAAATTTCTGGTAGTGCAGGAGTTACGGGTTCTTTATCTTTAATAGGAACAGCTGGTACACCTAATGCTAAGATTTTAGTTGGTTCATCCAATAACAAGTTGAATATCGGTGATACTATTGTAGTAAGTGATGGGAATAATAGAGTCGGAATGGGAGATACGGCACCATCAGCACCTGATACAGAATTACATATAAAATCTGATAACCCAGTAATCACTCTACAGCGAACTGCTAATGCAGATAGAAGTGCTATTGAGTTTCAAGGTCAAGGTGGTTCAGTTGGTGCACATATAGAATTTGTTAGCGATGAAAATGATTTATCTTTTGGAACATTTGATGGTTCTAATGTTGTTGAGAGACTAAGGCTTGTGGATGGTGCAGGTGCTAATATAAAAGTTTCGGGTAGTACACAGATTACTGGTTCATTATATGTTAGTAGTTCTTTAACAACAAGTGGTAATGTATCAGCATCTAAAGTATATGCTGCTGATGGTTTTTATCATTCTGATAATAATGACACCACTTATCTTAAATTTCCAACTGGTGATAAAGTTCAGATTAATGCTGGTGATGTAAATTTTATATATGCATGGCAGAAAGATGCTGATGTTAATAAACTTATTTTCAATGAAGATAATACTGATACTGATATTGTATTCAGGTCAGCTAATGGTTCAAACAATAAATTATTATATCTTGATGCAAGTGCAGATAAAATAGGTATAAAAACAGGTTTTCCAACCGAAGTGCTAACAGTAGAAGGTAATATAAGTGCAAGTGGTACTTTATTCGTAGAAACTCATGTTACTGCAAGTGGAAACATAAGTGGTTCATATATAAGAGGTTCAAGATTTGAATTAGATGGAGCAACTCATTATATAGATCAATCTTTAGGTAGTATGTTCATTGTAACTACTGGTGATATTGCCGCTCAACCCGGCACTGGTAAAGCGTTAAAAATAACAGGAGGACTATCAGCAACAAGTCATATAACTGCAAGTGGTGATGTTTATGTTTCAGGTGATGTAAGTGGTTCAGCAACTTCAACTGGTTCATTTGGTAGAGTGTATGTTTCTGGTTCAAATCTTTCTGTAGCCGGTGGAAGTTTAATATTAGGAGAAGATGCATATTCTTTAGGTGCTAATTATGTAGGACTAAAAACTTCTTTCCATACAGGTTCAAATGATTATATGATAATATCTGGTAAATCGGATGGAAGTACTTACATATCTGCTAAAGATAATAGTGGTGTTGAAATTAGAGGGGGTGGTAATAGGTCTAATAATTCAATTATAGTACCTGATGATACATATATTAAACTTGGTGGTAGTGCTACTACTTTATTAAGACCAGAGTCGGATAATACAACAGATTTAGGTTCTGCTACAGTACGATACAAAGACATTCACTTAGCTGGTAGTGTTAGTGGTTCAGCAACTTCAACTGGTTCATTTGGAGTTATTCGAGTCGGGGGAATTCTCTATGGTCCAGTTGATGATCATTTTGATATAAAATCAGATAAAGATGTCAAAATATATTTAGATACAGATAATGATGGTACATTTCACAAATTACAAGTATTTAATGAAGATGGTGATGTTAAGTTTGCTGTTGCAGCAGACGGAAAGGCCGCAATAGGTGAGGCTGTTACATCAAACAGTTTAGATGGATTATCAGTAGTAGGTGGTATTAGTGGAAGTGGAAACATCACGGGTTCAGATATTTACTCAAGTGGAAACATAAGTGGTTCAGCAACTTCAACTGGTTCATTCGGTGCAATTAGTGTTGGTGGTGGTCATTTTACATCTGCATCATTGGCAGCTGGTGGTAGTGGTGGTAGTGGTGGTATTTTTGGAGATGTAGGTACTTCTAAAACAACTACAAATAATTTACAGATAAGTGGTTCTCTTATTGTATCAGGTTCAACATTAACCGTGAGAACTGGAACGGATTCTGGACCACCTACTGCATCTACAGCAATCTATACTAATAATATTACAAACGGATATCCAACTTCTAATAGATGGCAAGAGTCTTTAGATGGAAGTTATTTTAATAATTTTGACCACACTACTCATGTAAGTGAAATTTTAAGATTTATGGCTGGAATAATCAGTCATTCAATAGATACATCTTCACCGACTGCAAATACAAAAACATTTGCAAGTGTAGATACAAATAATAATAATTTAGGTTCAACTGCAAGTCAGATAGCTGGTAGATTACCACAAAATTATACAGCATTAAGTAACGCAACATTAAATTATTTAGTTCTCAAGGGTTGGACAAGTGTTGGAGCAAAAATTTTTGATGGTATAAGTATCTATAATAATAGTAGCTACTATGTAGATTTTGATTCTAATAGTGGTGGTTCAACGAGTATTCAATCATCAGCTGATAGTGAATTATTTGGATTAGGTGGTTTAACAAGTGGTGGAGCAACTGAATTTAAAGTTAGAGTAATAGCAACACAATCTTTTAGTGATACCGTAGGTCTCACAACACCAACAGCTGTAACAAATTCTTTTACAACTCAATCATTTATAGACTATACGATGACTGATTTTGGAACAACGAGTGGTGTGGAATTGGCAAAAATTGATTCTGCTAATCCTGCAGTAATTCCAGCAGCATATCAAGATGGTAAATTTGAGAATGTTGGTGGAACTGCATTAACTGGTTCTTTGACAAGAAAATATCATGCATCAAAAACAGATTTTTCAAGTGTATCTTCAAGTGGATACTATAATATACACGATTTAAAGATTGGAATAGCAACTGGATCAGGAAACTTTTCGTTTGTAAATGGAACTGATAGAAAATATTTTTACGCAAAAAGAGGTACAATTAATACTGCTATAGGATCTAATTCGTTAGCAGATGTTGGAACAACAACAAGATATTTAACTGCTGTATCAAGAAGTTTGAGTGGAGCACCTTATGTAACTGGTTCTACTTATGAAGTAACAACAAAAATTACAGGATTGTTTAATCCAATGTATGCAGCAACAACCACATTAACAGATATGAATGGTGGTAGTGTTGGTGTGGGTAGTGTATCAATAACTAATGATAATATTTCCACAAATGGTGGAACAATCCAAACTTCAAATGCAATTTACGATAGTACTGGAGCAAGTGCAAGAAGTACAAGCACAGTTCCATACTATAATGATATAGCAAAAGTATCTGCATCATTAGATTGGGATGCAGGAAATGATGATAGTATACAACAATCATCAACTCTTACTGATGAAACATTTACCGTAACCGTGAGAGCAAGAGATAGAGATAGTTCTTATTCGACATTAGACACACAAACAATTTTTTATCATTCTGCAAGTATGTTTGGGGCAGATCATGCGAGTGGAAGTATGGCAGTTTATGGTAGAGCACAAGGATATGATGGTGGTAGTTTAACTGGAACAACAGAAACATTTACTGGTGAAAGTTACAGAATACAATTAACAGATGAAGTTTTGGGATGGAGTGGAAGTGCTTTTAGTACATCCTTTAATATTTCACAAGTTCCTGGAACAAGATTAATAGGTGAACAAGACTTACAAGTAAAACCAGGATTTTTGGTAGATCCAGGTGGTGATTATGGATATTGGTATCCAGAAAATTATGGAAGTGGTTCATACAAATATTATATTAGAAGATTTCAAACAAGTGGAACAAAAACAAGTATGACAGTTAATCTTAACAACAATACTTTAGTGAATTGGAAAGCAACAACAAATAATAGTGTCGCTTGTGGATTACTATTTAAGAGTTCAGCTAGTGGAAGTGGTACAAATTCAAAGTTGAGTAGGGCAAGAATATATGATCCAAGTGAAACTACTTCTAACCTTATATCATCAAGTGTTGCACATCAAAATGATTTTCATTTGAATCCATTTAATTCTGCTTTTGATTTATATGGAAATACTGGTGGTAGTATTTCAAGTAATACTTATACAATTCCAATGAGAAATAGTGATGGAATGTATTTAGATGATAACGATAATGAACTTTATGTAATAGTTAGATATAGTGGTGATCCAACACCATTAGATGACATAACATTAACTTTTAGTTAGAGATAAGAAATGGGATTAATAGATTCAGGATCAAAATCAAGTAGATTATTAGCGTCAAGAAGATATACGCATAATACCTACACGACTGCTCAAGAATCATTTACTAATGTACTTGATTTACAATCACCTGAGGTATATACACAGGCAGCAAAAATACCATCTTCTGGATTACCATATAGTGGAAGTTCACAGAGTGGTTCTTATTATACTGTTCAAGATGAAAATATTTTAAAATATTGGTATAGACATAAATTAACAAAATCTAATCTTAATAATGAAGTTTGGTTTTTCTTATCACCACAACAAGGAGATAGTGGAGTAGGTGCTCAGTTAATTCATGATAATCAAGAGGTGAATTTTATTTCACCAAAATATTCAATAGCTTCTTTAGCATCATCTACGGTTGAAGATTCCACACCAGGATATTTGGCAGTTCTTTATAAAGCAGCACACGCTACATCCGAATCCTTAGATAGTGGTGATATTGTTTCAACTAATGATTACATATTTGATTATAAAACTGGTATAGTTCAATTCATGCATTCTGCAGTTGATCCAACTGATAGTGAATATGTTTATATGTCGGTTTATCAATACGCGGGTAAAACATTAGCAACAGGACTTGAACTTGATGGTAGTGTTAGTGGTTCAGCAACTTCAACTGGTTCATTTGGACATTTATCAGTTCGTGGTTCATCAGATATTGGAGATGCTCATACTGATTTACATCAATTTACTGGAAGTGTAAAATTTGATAGTAATTTATTTGATATTTATGACGCTAGTGACAATTTAATGTTTAAAATACAAAATAAAATGGCAGTATTAGGAACAGTCACAGGAGCAATACCAACAGCAGTGGCGGGGGGATTAGTATATTCTGGATCCGATGAATGGTTTCTTGGATTTGATGGTGATCCAACATAAAATTAATGATAATTAGGAATGTCTATATTTATTAGTGACATTCTATATATAGGAGAACAGTAATGGCTCAATGGAGAAAAGTAATAGTATCGGGAAGTAACGCGGTACTCAATGATATAACAGGATCAGGACATTATACTGGTTCTGCCAGTTCAACTGGTTCGTTTGGTAGAGTAGAAGCGGCAACACTTTCTGGTGATGGGGCTGGAATTACAGGATTAACATCAGCGGCAATTGATAGTATTGCAAATTTTGGTGATAATAACAGACTTATAACTGCAGCAGGTGCATCAGCAGTAAACGCAGAGGCAAATTTTACATTTGACGGTACTGATGCAGTAATAGCAGGTGGTGGTAAAGTTGCCTTTAGAGATAATGGTGGTGAATATATTTACTCTGTTAGTGATAATGTTCTCGGATTAGCAGCAGGAAGTGAAATAGATTTAACAGCAACTACTATTGATATAAATGGTTTAGCAGATATTAGTGGTAATTTGACAGTTGGTGGCAATCTCGATGTAACTGGAAATGTAAGTGGTGATTTAACCATAAATCAAGATATAAGTGGTTCATTAACTTCTTCAATTTTAAGTGGACAGATTTCAGCATCAACTGGATTTTCTGGATCTGGTGCAGGATTACAATATGTAGATACTGCAGTTGCAACTTCCGATTCAATATTATTTGTTGATGCAGATTTAAGTGTTAAAAAGGATAGTATAGCAGATTTCGTTACGGCATTAGCTGGTGATGGTATTCGGAATGCATCTAATCAGTTTGCTTTTGACGCCAGTGATATAGCCGGAACTGGTTTAACTGATAATAGTGAAAATTTAGATGTAAGTGCAGCACAAACAAGTATTACTTCTATTATAAATTCTTCATTAGCCAAGATTGGAACATCGGCAACTGAAGAATATATTACCTTTGGAACTTCTAATGAAGTTAATACCTTTATTGGTAATTCAGAGATTCTTAGTGTAACTGCAGCAGGTGTAGATGTTACAGGAGCAGTAACTATTAGTGGTAATCTTGATGTTAATGGAACATTGGCAACAATTGATTCTTCAAACACTACAATAGCCGATAAATTTATGATAATTGCAAGTGGTTCTACTTCAGATACAGATGGTGGTATTATTGTTCAAAATTCAGCAACAGCTGGATATGCAATGGGATATGATTCGGGTGTTGATAGATGGGTATTTGACGCAGACTTGGCACATAACGCTACTAATATCGGACCAGATGCATATGTTGGTACTATACAAGTTGGAACAGGAGCAGGTAGTGCTGTAGGTAATCCAACATATGGTGGAGCAACAAATGGTGTCGGAACAATTTATATAGATACAGATGACGGTGAAATTTGGATTTATGCATAATAATTAAGAGGTTATAATATGGCAAAAATTAATGCCAAGGGTGGTGTTAAAGTAATAGGTGGAAAGGCATATGTTCATCCACTAACACTTAAAGAATTAGAATTTTTATTAACTATATTGTCAGACAGTAAATATAAGTTAGAAGATGTTCCGAAGATATTGAACATAACACAAAAATTACAGAGTGAATATAAATTAATTAAAGAACACTCTAAATAATAACTAATGTTGGCCCATCTCAATGGCAGATGATGGGAAGTGGACTTTGAAAAAAGTAGCCAACCGCGATTAGGAGATAATTTAAATGCCAAACTGGAAAAAAGTCATAGTATCGGGATCCGATGCAATTCTCAATTCAATTACAGGAAGTGGTGGAATACAACTTGCAGATGATGCAGTTTTAAATATTGGTGATGGAAATGATTTACAACTATACCACGATGGTAGTCATAGTTACATAAAAGATAATGGAACTGGAAACCTATATTATAGGGGTGGAACTCAAACAATCCAAAATGGTGCTGGTTCTAAAACAATGGCTGTATTTAACGCAGCTAATTCAGTAGATTTAAATTATAACAATAATACAAAATTTCAAACCACAAATACTGGTGTATCTGTAACTGGTAATGTTATACCATCAGGAGATGTAAGTGGTTCATCAACTTCAACTGGTTCGTTTGGTCATTTAGTTATTGATAAAGACGCCCATGTCGGTGAAGATGTATTAGCAGATGGTGATGTTGTAGCATATAATTCATCAGACGAAAGACTTAAAGATAACATAGAAGTTATACAAGGTTCATTGGATAAGATAGGTGAGATTAGAGGTGTAGAATTTGATTGGAATGAGAAATCACCTGGTTGGGCAAAAGAAAGAGGACACGATGTTGGTGTTATAGCACAAGAAGTTCAGAAAGTTGTTCCTGAAATCGTAGTAGAAAGAAAAAATGGTTATTTAGGAGTTGATTACAAGAGAATCGTTCCATTATTAATAGAATCAGTAAAAGAATTAAAACAAGAAATAGAAATTTTAAAGAAAAAAGTGAATTAGAGATATTTACTTAATATTTATATTAAAGGTTAATTAACATAGGAGAAAAAGTTATGGCTGTCACAGAAGAATCCAATTTGGCAAAGAAAGTTCAGGAACAAGAAGCAAAGGAAACAAATACTTCAAATCCTGACGAGATTAAATTTAGTGATGAAGAATTACAATCACTTAGGGATTTGCAAGATGGATACAACGAAAAACAGGCACAATTCGGTCAATTAAAGGTTCAAAAAATATTGTTGCAACAACAAGTAGATTCTTTAGAAGAAGCTGAAAGTAAGTTTGAGGAAGAATATACTCAATTACAACAGAAAGAACAAGACCTTGTTAGAACATTGAACGAAAAGTATGGTCCTGGTAATTTAGATCCACAAAGTGGAGTATTTACACCAGCACCAATCAATGCAGAAGTCAAAGAAGCAGTAACTTCATAAATTACTTAAAATAATCCCACTCAAATCTATCGTTTGAGAAAGTTATGCTATATTTATAGTCAGAATTATAGTCAGAAATGACTAAAACGTTATTGAAATCATAACATAGGAGAAAAATAATGGCAGAAAGAATCGTAAGTCCTGGTGTATTTACGAGGGAACGTGATTTATCTTTTTTACCTGCTGGAATTGCAGCTATTGGAGCGTGTATAATTGGACCAACATTAAAAGGTCCTGCTTTTGTACCAACCCAAATTAGTAATTTTTCAGAGTTTGAAGAGATATTTGGCTCAACCAAAGATACAATATACACCCCGTATGCGGTAGAACAATATTTAAAAAGTGCAGGAACTGTAACTATTGTTAGAGTATTGAATACGGGAGGATATGGATCTGATTTTGTCAATATAGATATTAGTGGTGCTATATCAAGTGGTTCGTCACTTGCAGTTGCGGCGAGAACAATGGCCGTATTGGCACCATCGCGTGGTGGTAATAGTGGTGATGTTGAAATTGCAGAATCATCTATAACTAGCAACGCTACTGTACATACTGGTGATTATACTTCCTTTACCCTTACGGTAAGTGGAAGTAATATGGGTGCTAAAGGAGTAAGTTCTTTTGCAGCAACCGTATCATTTAACACTTCAAGTGCAGACTATATTGGTGATGTCTTTTCTACAGACCCACAGGTACAGAAATCAGGAACATCAACTGTTCCAGCATATTTATATAAAAACTTTAAATATGCACAAAGTAATTTAGTAACAAGTTCATCCAAGACTGGAACATCATATAATGATTTAAAGAACACAACCGCATCTATATCAGCAACTCAAGCGGGTGCAACTGACTTTACAAGCCAAGCATATGCAAATGCATCAACACCATATATTACATCACAATTAATTAATGGTAGTAGGTTTAATTTATTTAAGGTCAATACTCGTTCACATGGTACTGATATCAATCAGAAATTCAAGATTGCTATATTGAGTGTCAAGAAAGCTGGTACTATTGCTGGTAGTGATTATGGTACATTTTCACTTCAGTTAAGACAAACTGGATTGGATGATAATGGATTAACTAAAGATAATATCTTAGAACAATATGATAATCTAAACTTTGATCCTAAGAGTACGAATTTCTTCGCTCGTAGGATTGGTGATAGATATGTAACTATTGATTCGGCTGGTAAACTTACTTATAATGGTGATTGGCCAAATAGGTCTAAACACATTTATGTATCTGATTATACAGATATAGCAAATGGTTCAACTCCTAAGTCATTATCACCAATGGGACATGCAGCAATCAGTATTCCTACAAATGGTAATTGTGTTAATTGGCAAGTTAATCAAAGTCAGTCTAATGCACAAGGTACATATGATACCAATGTGTTACTTGGACACGACTATGATAACGCAGACGCAGCTCAGTATCTTTCACCCTTGATGAATTCAGCAGGAGCTGGTAATCATACTACAATGAGTATTGAAGATTTCAATGGTAGTGATGATTATACTCCAACTACTGATACTTATTCAGCTGGAAATGAGAAGATTACATTAGCACTTTCTAATATCAAACAGAGAAAGTTCGTTGTTCCATTTCAAGGTGGTTTTGATGGAGATAATCCAGCAAATCCAAAATTGACAGGAGCTAGTATAGTAGCAACAAATACTCAAGGATTTGATATTTCATCCGCAACAGCAGCTGGTGGAGTAGCTTACAAGAAAGCAATTAACGCAGTAAGTAATCCTGATGAATTTGATATCAATATGTTGGTAACACCAGGTGTTATTCACGATTTGCATCCGAAGATTACAAATCACGCGATTGCAAAATGTGAAGAACGTGGTGATGCATTCTATATATTAGATTGTGGTATTAAAGGTGGTTCAATATCATCTGCAACCGCAGCTATTAACGCACTTGATACTAACTACGCAGCAACTTATTACCCTTGGGTAAAGATTGTTGATAGGAATACAGCATTACCTGTATGGGTTCCGCCATCAGTTGTACTACCTGGAGTAATAGCATTTACAGACCAAGTAGCACACGAATGGTTCGCACCAGCTGGTCTGAATCGTGGTGGTTTAACAACCGTACTTGAAGCACAAACAAGATTGACTCATGACGAAAGAGATGAACTCTATGAAGCAAGAGTTAATCCAATCGCTTCATTCCCAGGTCAAGGTGTAGTAGTTTGGGGACAAAAGACCTTACAAGGTCGTCCATCAGCACTTGACAGAGTGAATGTTCGTAGATTGTTGATTAAACTCAAGAAGTTTATCGCTTCATCAAGTAGATACTTAGTATTTGAACAGAACACATCCGCAACAAGAAATCGTTTCTTGAACATTGTGAATCCGTTCTTAGAATCAGTACAAGCAAATAGTGGTTTATCAGCATTTAAGGTAGTTATGGATGATTCCAATAACACACCTGATGTGATTGATAGAAATCAACTTGTTGGTCAGATATTTATCCAACCTACAAGAACCGCAGAATTTATTGTATTGGACTTCGTAGTACTACCGACAGGAGCTACATTCCCGTCATAAGTTTAATCAATAGATTAACTAAACAAAAACCCCTCTTTTTGAGGGGTTTTTTGTTGCCTGATATATTTATATATGAAGATATTATAAAACTTCTATAAAACTATGAAAAATGAATATGATGATTTTTATAAATTTTGATATTTATAGTTGAAGAATTAAACTTATTGGAGAATAAAGATGCCAGAACTATTAGATCCTTCTGAAATAATGTTCACACCATTTGAACCGAAAACTAAAAATCGGTACATCATGTACATTGAAGGTATACCAGCCTACCTAATTAAAACTGCCAACAGACCTACAATCGCTTTTGAAACGATTGAACTTGACCACATCAATGTTAAAAGATATGTTAAAGGTAAGGGTTCTTGGGAAGAATTAGAAATAACACTTTATGATCCTGTTGTTCCATCAGCAGCACAAGCAGTTATGGAATGGGTTC